TGCTCTACGCCGCACGCGGATCCCGCTGGCTGTCGGTGGTGTGGTCGCGATCTCGGCCGGCGTCGCCTTCGCCCATAGCCTCCCCGAGCGACGGCTGCGCTTTGCCTTTTGCGGCCTCCTGGTCCTGATCGCCGCGCTATTGGCGCTGCATGGGTGACGGCCACGGCGGTTGTCTATGATGCGATCCGCAGCGTCGATCGCGAGATGAGATCGCGTTAAAGGCGAGCAAGCGTCCGCGCAACCATGGTCGATGAAGTCAGGTTCGCAGTTGACTCCCCGCTGGAGGGAGATGGATTCGAACCCTCGGTCCCCGCGAGGGAAATTACGCTACGAGACTGCCTCCTGATCGAGGAAGTCAGGTTCGCGGCTGACTCTCCGCAGGAGGGAGGTACAGGGATTCGAACCCTCGGTCCCTCCCCGCTACTTTGAACTCAGGTGTCGGCGGTCGGGGTTTTTCGGTTGCCGGATAGTTCGGGGAGGAGCCGCCCGGTTCAGCTCGATCTGTTGTTCGCGGCGAGCCATTCCATGGAGCCGGGGGCCCATACGGTTTGGGTGGGTTGCGGTTCGCCGCGCTGCTCGGCCGCTTGCGCCAGCTGGCGATAGTACTCGTAGATGCCCCAGCTCTTCATTCCCGGATTGAGCATTTCCAAGGCTCCGCTGCAGGCGTCGACCTCGTCGTCATGGGCGAGATCGGGGAAGCCTTCGAGAACGCGGAACAGTTCCTCGTTCCAGGAGCCTCGCCGGATCTTCACATTGCCGGCGCGGCACTGCGAGCTGAACGGCCCGAACCTCGTGAGCTTGTCGCCACTCTCTGCGGCCGGGACCACGGTGAAGCCACTGAGCGCGCGCACCAGGTGGAGCGCCTGGCTCTTACCGGCCTGCCCCGGATCCTTGCCGAACCCGATGCGGACCGGTTTGCCATCCTGCGTGGCGGTATTGAGCAGCAATTTGTCGACGTCGCCCGGGTTGGCCCGCCGGCGCACCATATCCAGCAGCCAGTAGCCGCCGTTCTGATCGCGGCCGAGCTTGATGCCGACGGTCCAATCGGGGTCGTTGAACTCGGTCTTTTCGGTGGCGGCGAGATCCCAATAACGGACAACATCGAGGTCCGCCGGGACCTCGTCGACGACGGCACACCACTCCCGCTTGAAATAGAGCCCGGCGGCCGGCCGGATCTTCCAGTTGCCACCCAGCAGCCGCTCGCGCTCGAGCAGCGGCAGCGAGAGGAGCCAAGCGAAATATTCCGGGTTGACCTGCAGCAGAACGGGGTTGTCGAACACCGTCGCCGGGATGAACGTGACGCTGATCGGCCGCGGCGGGTCGATGCCGGGCGGCAGATCCTCCGGCCGCGGCAGGTGTTGCATCAGGTCTTCGTGCCGGTCGGCCCACTCGATCCTGTCCGCGACGCGGATGTAATAGCGCAGAACGCCGGCACGCTCGGGGATCGGAAGCCCGGTCTCCGGGTCGATCCACCACGCCAGGAAGCCGGCGACCCAGCTGTCCGCGTCCGGGTTGCACGTCGCACGGATATAAGGCCTCACACCACAGGTCGAGCGGTTGCGGCTAACCATGTAGAAGAACTGATGCGCCGTGAAATGCGTCAGCTCGTCGAAACAGATCAAGGTGATCTGAGCGCCCTGCCAGTCGTAGACCGTGGTCTCAAACTGCAGGTGCGAGAACTTGATCTTGCCGGCGCGCGGCCAGCGCCACTCGCGCGCTCCGAGATGCGGGGTCCCGCCGAGCCGCGGATAGAAGTTTAGGGTCTCATCCCATAACGCCCCAGGATTGGTGATCTGGGGCGTCGTGCGCCGGAAGAATACCGCGGTGAAGTTCGCGACCCGGCCGACGTGGCGCAGCGGCTCCAGGATCAGCCCGACCGTCTTCCCACCACCCGCGGCGCCGCCATATATGCAGATGTCGGCAGCGGTTTGAAGAAACTCGGTCTGAGGCCCGGGCTGCCCCGAGATCGTTGCTGTGGACGATGGCGACATTCGTCACCCGCCGGCCGCCGAGACCGTCTGTCCCTGGTCGCCAGGAAGCGGGTTACGACCACTCGCGGGGAGAGTGCCCAGGGTATTTTCGGTCTGCACGGGTCCGCGTTCCAATTGAGTCCTCATTTAGGGAGGCTACCGCCGCGGTTTCCTGGCAAAGTATTTCTCTTGTGCGTCTCGCAGCACCTCCGTCAGCTCGGGATCTCGGCTGTTATCGGGCAGGACGAGGAGCACCTGTGAATTCGACCCGGTATCGCTGTCCGGAACCGGGTTGTCCGGCGGCACCCCCTCTCGCCAATGCGCCCTCGTCTTCAGCCAGAAAATGATCGCCGGGATATTGCCCGCCTTCGCGGCAGCGAATAAATAGCCGGCGATCGTCGCATTGGCCTCGGCCACGCCGCGATCGAGTTCATCACGCAAGCGCTTACGCAATGTCTTCGGCGAGCAGCCGACCATCTTGGCGATGTCGTCCTGACGAACACCGACACCTGCCAGGTACCGCACTCTCTCGCGCACCGCATCATTCACGGCAAATGGTTTTCTTGCCATGTGCGGCTCCTGATTGGTCGTGGTCCGGCCTTTGGGCGCGCTCCTCGAACGATTGCCCGGAGGCGTGATGCATCGCGGCCCGCCCGGTGAAGACCTGCCAGCGTCGCACGACGACATCGACATAGGCGGGGTTGAGCTCGAGACCGCAGCAGACGCGGCCGGTCATTTCGGCCGCGATCAGGCTGGTGCCCGAGCCGAGAAACGGGTCATAGATTGCCTGGCCGGGCCGGCTGTTGTTGACGATCGGGCGGCGCATGCACTCGACCGGCTTCTGGGTGCCGTGCCCCCAGCTCTGCTCGCGCTGCGGGTTGCCGAAAGGATTGTTGTTGGCGATCTCCCAGACCGTCGTCTGCGTGCGGTCGCCCGTCCAGTGACTGGCCTTGCCTTCGCGCACGGCGTACCAACAGGTTTCGTGCTTCCAATGATAATCGCCGCGGCTCAAGGCGAAGTGTTGCTTGACCCAGGCGATCTGAGCGCGAAGCTGCAACCCGCAAGCCGCCAGACCGGCGGCGACGACGTCGCCGTGCAGAGCCCCGTGCCAGACATAGGCGACATCGCCGGGGAACAGTGCATAGGCCTCACGCCAGTCGGCGCGATCGTCGTTGATCACCTTGCCCCGCGCGAGATTGCCGGCACCGGGGCCGCGACGCGCTCGCCAGGACGGCTCATAGCCGACCCCATAAGGCGGATCGGCGATCATCAGATGAGGCTCGGACCCAGCTAGCACCGGCGCGACATCCGCCGCGCTGGTGCTGTCGCCGCAGCCAACCCGGTGGTCTCCCAACTGCCATATGTCACCCAGCTCAGTGACCGGTTGATCGGGTACTTCTGGAACGCTGTCGGGATCCGTCAGACCGCTCGATCCCAGACCGGCCAGGATGGTTTCGAGCTGATCCGGCTCGAAGCCGATTAGATCGAGATCGAACCTCGCGAACTCGAGTTCCCGGAGTTCGTTGCCGAGCTGCTCGGGGTCCCAGCTCGCCCGCGCCGCCAGTTGATTGTCGGCCAGGCGATAAGCACGCTTTTCTTCCTCGCTCCAGCCGCACGCGACGATCACTGGGATGGACTTCAGCCCTAGCTTTGCCGCGGCACCAACACGCGCATGGCCAGCGAGCAATATGCCCTCTTCGTCAGCCAGCACCGGCATCGTCCATCCCCAGATGCGGATGGCGGCGCCGATTTTGTCGAGGTCGGCTTCGCTATGCAGCCGGGGATTGTTCGCGTAGGCTATCAATCGTTCGATCGGCCAGCGCTCGACCCGGTCGGCCGGCCACGGGCGTCTCGCGCCCGAGGGTTCCGATTGTGTCGACAACATTTCTCACCTCCGTGACGGCCGATGCCATCCGGCATCGGTTCGTGCGGAGGTTTTGCGGCTATCCTTAGTAGAAAGATGTCCTTGTGAATTTGACATTGAATAGCTCCGCGTCGATTAAATGATTCAGTTTCATTGCTCGTAAGTAACCAAAGTTACTTAGGCGCGCAGAATCCGTCCTAACTCAACAATTGTCTTGGCCGTAACCTGTCGATATTGGGTAAGATCACTTTCCTCATGATAGTGTTTGAATTTACGGTTCCAGGCGTCGACTTCTTCGGGGGTGAGGTGTGATTTTTGGTAATGGTCCAACGGACCCGGCCGAACATACCGACCGTGCCCGGTGGCGTCGCCGCCGCGAATCGAGATATCGCCTAGTTCCCCCGGGGTTTGGACGGTAATCTCTATTATTGGGGGGTATCCGATCTTCTCACCCTCCCGCTCGGCTATGCTGTCATACATCGCACGTTCAAGAGAGCCGTCGGCAGCTGCTGCAACGAGGGCTTCGATAGCGTCTACAAAGCTGTGGTCGGGAGGCAAATTCCGCAGCGCCGTAACGATGCTGCCGTCATAGCCGCCAAACGTCTTATGAAAACGAGTTTCCCTGTAGCGCTGCACTGTTTCTGCCGAATCCTTCACGTGACCGCTGCCCAACACTGCGACGAGCAGGTGGGCGGCGTCGCGAGCCGTCATCCGCGCCGCGCTGTTGCCACGGCCGCTCTTTGATCGCAATCCTGCGACCACCAGAATGCGATCATGCAGCACGATCGTCGGCTCAGCGATACCGAGAAGTTGCGAGAACTTCCGAACAAGCTCACCGGGGCTGGCCACCAGTTTCACCCACTCTACGGTTTTTACCATTCGCCTTTTAACTGAATGGAACGACCGTGTCAACCCATTCGTTTAGGACGCGAATGGCATCGCAGGTATGCGCTAATGCCTGGTCGCTCGGGGAGGCCTTGCGGCGGCCGCGCGACGTTGAGCGGGCCGCGCACCGAGAAATGCTTTCCCTTGTGGTTCAGCACATGCAGCTTCGTCGGATCGAAATAGCGGCCGGAGGCGCGGTCGCGGACGAACGCATCATCCTCCCAGCTGTCCCACAGCCCGCACACGATTTCGGCGAACTCGATAACCC